TTACGTTTTCTGCCTAAATTAGTCAAACACTCAAGACTAAAGAGGCATAAGATTGAAATGATGATTCATCACCACCAGCAACGACTAAGTGTGCAAAGGTCTAAGGACCAAGCGATAGTCTAACCAATGTGTGAAAGCATTGTTTGCAGGAATTTATTCATGGATTCGAGCAGCGTCAATCGTTGCTTCGAGACACGGTAACTACTGAAGCGGTAATCAAGGGTAACCAGGCTGTCTTTCTCGTTGCTGATTCAGGTAGCGCAGAAGCAGTCACTCGTGGCGTTAACGGTTTAATCCCCGCACGCGCTGACAATAACGTACAGAACACTGCCACTCTGACCGAGCAGCATGACCTGGTACGCAAGACAGGCTTCAACGTCTTTGCATCCCAAGGTTCACAGCGTCAGATCATGCAGGAAACCACCATGGCTGTGGTCAATCGCAAGATTGATGATCAGATCACCGTTGTACTGAACACTGGTACAGTGACCGATGGATCAAGCTCAACCTTACCAAGCGTTGATTTATTCCAGAGTGCTCGAGTGAAGTTAGGTAATGCTTCAGTGCCATGGGATTCCAACATCACGCTGCTATGTCAACCTTCGTTCCTTGCATATCTTGAACAGGCTCCAGAGTTCGCTTCTGCGGATTATGTGAACATGAAGACGTATGCTGGTGATGATGCTGCATGGCGTGACGCGCCAATGGCGTACCGATGGAGAAACACTCTCATCGTTCAACATCCCAACTTGCCGGGCAGAGGTACATCAAGCGAGAAGAACTTCTTGTACCACAAAAATGCCATTGGTCATGCTGCTGATACATCAGGTATGCAGACTCCGGTTGGGTATGACGAAGAGCAGGATTACTCCTACGCTCGTTGTTCGATGTACATGGGCGCTGTTCTTTTACAGAATAGCGGTGTTATCAACATTACTGCTGATGGCTCAGCATACGCATAAGGGAGAACGATAATGGCTTATTTAGGATCAACTCAATCTTCCTCTGCGGTCAACCCTGTACGGTTGCTGGCTGGGAGCTTTCACTCCCGTCCTGGTGCAACTGGACTGTTGGGTATTTTAACTACCTCGCAGAATCAGCAAGCCGTAGGCGGAAACCTCTGGACTTACACATCCACCAATACTTCCACTGAGACTGAGGCTTCGACCTTCTTCTCTGACGGTTGGTATCTGGGTATGCGTCCAGGCGATGTTGTCATGTCTGTCAGCTACACTTCCGGTTCTACACACACCTTGTCATTTGGTGTTGTAACGGCCGCGAGTTCAGCTGGTGTGACAATCTCAACAGGTAGTCGTATTAGCTCAAGCTACACGGGTTAATATTCGTAGAAAGTTAGGGGGTGGGTAGCTAGTGGTTGCTCACCCCTTTTTTTTAACATGTATGAGGAGAGAGACATGGCTGACGAAAAGAAAAGAGAAGTAAAGCTGGTACACACCCGAATGAAGGAAGCGCAATTCTTACGCAATGTCTGGGTGGTGACTGTAGAACAAGGTGTTACTCGGAAGGATGTTTTGGAGCCACAGTTCTGGTCCCATGTATCGTTTCAGTTCCGACCTTATGACCGAATTGAAGTCCGTTGTGATGACGGCACGTTCTTCTCAGAATACTTGATACTTGCCTGTGAGCGCACTTACGCCAAGGTCAAGGAGCTGAGTTACACCTCGTTAACCTCCACGGATGTAGCGATGACCGAGAGTGAGGTTGCTGAGTATAAGTATTTATACCGTGGACCTAACTGTAAGCACAGCATTATCCGAATTTCCGATAAGACCGTGATGGTCGAGAAGCTGGAGTCTAAACAGGACGCGCTAGATTGGTTACATAATCACGAGAAGGCGATGATCTAATGGCCACCACCAAGCTCTTAATCTATAACGCGGCGCTGACTATTTGTGGTGAGAGGGAGATAGCTGATCTCACGGAAAGTCGTGAACCTAGACGGTTGCTTGATACTGTCTACGATAACGGCGGTATAGATGCTTGCTTGGAGATGGCTCAGTGGCACTTTGCCATGAGAGCGATTCGGGTGGATTATGACACGGATATCTCACCGGACTATGGGTATAGGCGGGGATTTAGTAAACCCAGTGACTGGGTGATTACCTCGGCCCTGTGTTCGGATGAGTACTTTAAAGTTCCATTAACTCGGTATGTGGATGAGGCTGATTACTGGTACACGGACATTGATGAGATATACGTCCGCTATGTGTCTAATGATGATACTTACGGTAATGATTACACCTTATGGCCGGCCACGTTCACAGATTATGTTGCGGCTCACTTTGCTTCCAAGATCATTATGAAGCTCACGGCTGATGAGAAGAAGCGGGACAGTGTTATCAAGTGGGAAGAGACGCAGTTTAAGAAGGCCAAGAGTCGATCAGCGATGGTGGGTCCTCAGCAGTTCCCTGCACCTGGAAGTTGGGTGAGCTCTCGCTCCCGTCTTGGAAGTAGAAGGGATCGCGGATCTAGGGGATCGCTCCTTGGCTAGATATGCCTAAAGCTATCACAGCATTACATTCGTTTAACAGAGGGCTTATCTCCCCTCTGGCTTTAGCACGCACGGATATTGATCGAGTCGGCCTATCTGCTGAGACCTGTGAGAACTGGATGCCTCGTAACTTGGGGTCGATGATGCTGCGTCCTGGCGCCAAGTATCTTGGTGAGATATTCGACCAAAATGGTGATCTGGCCAGGTTCATTCCTTTTGTATTCTCCACCTCTGATACCGCGCTACTGGAAATTACACACAGGTTCATGCGTGTTTGGATCGATGATGCTCTGCTGGTTAGACCTACCGTATCCACGACATTCCCAAGAGGCAGCACCATCGCCTCTTTAGGGACGATAACGGGTGCAACACAGGCTAACCCATGTGCTATCACCCTTGTAGCGCACGGGCTCATTACGGGTGACAAGATATCGCTTCATTCCATTGCGGGTATGACGGAGCTTAACGACAACACCACTGATTATACGGTGACCAACACAGGTGTAGATACGTTCACGCTTGATGCAATTGATTCTACTGGTTATGGCGCATACACCAGTGGCGGCTTAGCTTCGCTGCTGACAGGCTGGACTGATAATGACGAATCAGGCGCTGTGTCGAGAGGTGATCGTGGTGGGCAGATTGAGCTTATTGGAACGGGAACCAATGCGGCAATACGGGAGTTACAGGTTACGGTGGCGGCCGGTGATCAGGGCATAGAGCACGGGATAAACATTAGCGTCAACCGGGGTCCGGTGACTTTGCGGGTTGGATCCACATCTAGCGGTGATGATTATATTAATGAAATGGTGTTGGGGACAGGTAATCATGAGCTGGCAGTAACGCCGACTGGTGATATGTATATTGAGATATCCAACCGAGTCAAGCGATCCGTCACGTTTGATTCCGTTAATATAGGCACACAGAACCAGACTCTTGGAATGACGCTATCAGCACCGTGGAATGAGGATGATCTGAAATACATCCGCTATGACCAGTCTGGTGATGTGATTTACGTTGCTTGTGATTCTGACACCACAACTACGATAAAGAAGTATCAGCAGTACAAGATACTGAGGCACGATGCGAGATCATGGTCTGTCGTAAAATACGAGCCTGAAGATGGACCGTTCAAGGGCATTAACGTCTCAGAGATCACTTTCACGCCAAACGGAATTAGTGGTGATATCCAGGTAACGGCCTCTAAGCCCACCTTCCGCCTGGGTCATGAGGGGAGTTTGATACGCATAACATCCACCGGGCAGACGGTAAGTTCGTCGTTGACGGCACAGAACACGTTTACCAACACCATCAGGGTCACTGGCACAGTATCAGCAAGGATATTCCAGATTACGATATCAGGAAGAGCTGACTCAACCATTACGCTTCAAAGATCATTAACGTCAGCTTCAGGACCCTGGGAAGATGCTTCATCCTATACGGCTGACACAACGGTGAGCATTGATGATTCTTTAGACAACCAGATAGTCTGGTATCAGCTTGGCATCAAGACGGGGGATTATGGTACTGATACCGTGATATGTACCATGGATTATGCTCTTGGTTCTATTGATGGGATAGCGAGGATATTCTCATACGAGAGCAACCTCATAGTTGAGGCGACGGTTATTGTTGATCTTGGGAATACTGACGCAACGACTGACTGGTATCTTCCCGAGTGGAGCGGATACACGGGTTATCCGACATCGGTCGCATTAGTTGAGGGTCGGCTTGGATGGTCAGGAAGAGACAAGGCGTGGTTATCGGCCCCGGATGCTTATGAGACCTTTGATGATTTAACCGCTGGTGATGGTGAGACTATTGCGAGAACGATTGGTTCTGGTCCGGTATCGAATATCCGATGGATGGTGGCGGTGCGTAGATTACTATTCGGTGCTGATGGGACCGAGTTTGCTTTGAGATCATCCTCTGATGACGAACCTTTGACGCCCTCCAATGCTCATATCAAGTCATTCTCTACTCAGGGGTCGGGTACGGCTGGCGCGGTCAAATTAGATTCAGCTGCCATCTTTGTCCAGCGAGGTGGATCGAGGGTCATGGAGGCATCGTTTGGTGATTCTTATGACTACCAGTCCAATGATTTGACGACATTCTATCCAGAAGCGGGGGATTCCGAGATCGTTAGAATCGCCATCCAGAGACAGCCTGATACTCGGATACATTGTGTGAGGTCCGATGGCGATGTGTCTATCTTGCTTCCCGATAAGGCTGAGAATGTTTCTTGCTGGGTTAGGTACA